GCAAGCAAGAATTATAAAAAGTTATATAGAGGACAAGGTAAATAAATTTTTTATTTATATTTGTCTGTGACTCTAGAAGAAAAAGTACTTTGGGAAAAGGCTACTACTCTTGCAGAAGACAACCTGCAAGCTAGAGAATTATTTGAAAAATTAAAAACCAATAAAATGCAATTAAAAGGAAAAAGGGTTTTATTAAATAAACCAGAAGTAAAGGAATCTCCATTTGAATTAAGTGAGGCTGACAAGCAAGCACTTGAAATGGACATGAGAAAGACATGGACTAAGTTAGAAGTTTATGCTATAGGGGATGAAGTAGAATCAGTTAAGGTGGGGGATAAAGTGTACATGGGAATTACCGGGTTACAGTCATCTGAAGCAGTAGAGCTTGAGGATGGTGTTAAGTTAATGGTAGCTGAAAGAGATATTGCAATAGTATGGTAAATCTAACAGAAGAGTTTAATCAAATGCCCGTGTCAGATAAAATCAATGGGAAAGAAATTCCTGTAGAACCAAGAATAGTAAATTTAGAAAGACCCAGATATTATGGTGGTGCAGGTCATACTTATGAAGTATTTAATGTACTAGAAGCATGGGGCTTAGATGAAGACTTCTATTTAGGGAATGTGATAAAGTACTTAGCAAGAGCTGGTAAAAAAACTTACACCAAGAAAGAAGATTTACAAAAAGCTTTAGTATATTTACAAAGAAGAATAGATAAATTATGAGTGAAGAAATGATGATTCAAGAAATTAAGATGTACACATTTGGAGACATCTTAGTTGGTTTAGACTCAGAAGAAATTAATGAGACTGAACAGATAATTGAAATTAGAAAAATATTTTCTAAGCTTGCAGAGGATTTAAAAGATAATTATAATCTTAATAGATCACCTGTAAAGAGTTTATTGTTTGATCAAGCAATTGGGCAAATTTCTGCTACACAACTTCTTGTAGAGAAGTTATTAAAAATGAAATAATGAAGATTTTAGCTATCATAATGTTATTATTTGTAATAGCAGTATTATGGATGATTGCCCATGTAATGTATAAACCTGCATATGATAAATTTAGAAAAGAATATGTATCAGATAAAGATAGTATTAAACTAGCAGTAGTCTGTGTATTCTTTATGTTGTTTTTTGCATTTACCATTGGCCTACTACTCTAGCCTGTTCTCTTCTTTCCAATGGTTTACTTCAGGCTATAATCCCCGGTTGCAAAGCTGGGGATTTTTTTGTATATTAGTTTATGGCAGAAATTATAAATCAGGGTCAAGTAAATGTTTTAGGTACAGTAATATATACGGGTGTAGCTGGGCCCCTATCTACTAAAATAACCTTATTAAAGTTTTATAATCCAGCAGCTTATATACTTACCTTAAATAGATATGATGCTTTAACAGCATCTACTGAAACAATATATGAGTTTAATTTATCTGCTGGAGATTCAGTTACTGATAATACTCTATATGCCCTAAACCCAGGAGATCAATTAATTGTATATAGTGATATAGTAGGGACATCATACTATGTTTACGGTACAGATTATGCTTAGTAAATATGCAAGTAATAGATAGTAATGGTAATGTATTTGGTGGTGGGATTGAGATAACTGGTCCTGATGGTAAACCAAAAACTACTGGTGGTGGGGGTGGATCTCCTACTGGCCCAGCAGGTGGGGATCTTTCTGGTACCTATCCTAACCCGGGAGTTGTATGGACTAATGGTGTACCTACTTATGATCTACAGTATTATCCATTAAGCACAAACCCAGCAGGATATATTAGTAGTATTTCTGCATTAGATATTACAACAGCTTTAGGATACACACCATATGATGCAAGTAACCCTGCAGGATATATAACTTCATCTGCACTTACTCCGTATTTAACATCAGCTACTGCTGCTAGTACTTACTATCCTTTAACTAATCCATCAGGTTATATTACAAGTGCAGCTCTCTCAGGTTATTTAACTTCTGCTGTAGCAGCTAGTACTTATTATCCACTTACAAATCCTAATGGATATATCACAGGTATAACAGGATTAGATGTAACCACAGCACTTGGATATACTCCTTATGATAGTACTAATCCTTCTGGATATATAAGTGGTATATCTGCTCTTGATATATCTACAGCATTAGGCTATACTCCATTTCCAACTCCAACAGGAACTGTTCTTGAATATATTCAAGGTGATGGTACACTTGCTGTATTTCCAAGTATACCTTCAGTAACCCCATCAGCATTAACAAGAGTTAATGATACAAATGTTACTCTTACATTAGGAGGTACACCTGCTAGTGCATTACTACAACCTGTTTCATTAACATTAGGTTGGACAGGTACTCTTGCAGATGCAAGAATAGCATCAGCAGTTACTTGGAATGCTAAACAAGATGCTATAACTTTAACTACAACTGGTACATCAGGTGCAGCTACACTACTTGGTAGTACTTTAAATATACCTAATTATACATCTGGAGGTGGAGGCGGTACACCCATAGATACTCAGATTTTTTTAAGCAGTGGTGTTTGGACAAAACCTGCTGGAGCAACCTATGTAGAAGTTTATTTGGTAGGTGGCGGTGGTGGCGGTGGATCTGGTAGAAGAGGTGTAGGAAGTACAGCTAGATATGGTGGGGGTGGTGGATCATCTGGTTCTTTTAATATTGCCAAATTAAATGCAAACACTTTAGGAGCTACTGAGAATATTTGGATTGGTGTTGGAGGAACTGGAGGTACTGCTGTTACTATAAATGATACTAATGGGAACCAAGGTGGAATAGGTGCATTATCCTTATTTGGTGGTACTGGAGTTTCTACTACTGCAAAACTTACAACAGGAACTTCATTTGGTGGTGTTGGTGGAACAGCTGTTACACAAGGTGGTTCTTCTGTTAGCAATTCTATACTTTTTGGTGTACTTTCTAATACTAACACATATGGTACAGGAACTCAGCCACCAGGCACTTTTGCTGGAGGTACAACAGTTTATATATCTAGACCTTTAATAGCAGGTGCAATAGGTGGTGGACTTAGTACAGCAAATGCAACTAATGTAGGTGGATCTATAAATTTAACTGGTCCTGCTACAGCTCAAGTAATAGCAACAGTTTCAGGAGGAACCCTAGTAGGTAGTAGTGGTAGTAATGGTTCATTAATAACTAATAGTCCTTCAGGATTATTTTTCCCAACAGCAGGTGGTGGCGGATCTTCTGGTAATTCTGTTGCTACATTAGGTGGTGGTGCAGGTGGTACTGGTGGGCCAGGTGCTGGTGGTGGAGGAGGTGGTGCTTCTGCAAATGGTATTAACTCAGGTGCTGGAGGAAATGGTGGAAATGGATTTTGTATAATAATTACATATTTCTAATGTTACGAGTAGCAATTATAGTAGACAATAAGGTAGAAAATATCATAACTATAGAAGAAGAAAATCTATACATGCTTTCAGAAGTTACTTATATTGTTTCTGACACATTAGAAATCGGGGATATAATATCTTAATTAATTTGTTATCTAAATAATTTTCATTATATTATAGATATACTGTATATAATTATTTATAAAAAACAAAAGTCATGGATATTTTAAATTTTATTTCTTGGATTAAAGCAGGAAACTATAGAGAATCTCTTCCTACAGATGTTCCTAATCTATTAGCAATTGGATCAAAAGATCCTAGTAGAGATGATAGCTATTTACCAATTGCTGTAAATGCAGCACCTTTACAAACATTGTACAATAGTGGTAAAGTTACTCAAGTAATTGTACCTACTAACCCAGTTACTTTAGATGCTCACAATGGTGTTGTAGAAACAGTACTTCTTAATACTTCTGCAACAGGGCAAGAAATTTTTACTTTTAATAATACGCATATTACTGGTAGATCAACTGTTCTTTTAACTGTTGAATATTCTGGTACAGGATTTCCAGTAGTTAGTTTTAACACTTTAACTAATGGTTCATTAGTATTAGTAATTACTAATGTTGATGTTGCTGCTGCACTTAATGCTCCTGTATTAATTCATTTTGCTATTATTAACTCATAATAATGTCTGTTGGTAATTTAAAAGATTACGGAAACAAAGGCAATAACTTTCCCTGGCAGTTAAAAATGTTACAGGGGTTAGATGCTATTAATAATAGTATAACTACCAGTAGTATTACAAATGCTAATTCAATGGCTATTGATGCCTTTGGAAGACAAAGAGTTTCTAATCCTTTGACATTATTTGATTCATCTCATAGATATCATGATAATGGTTTATGGAATACCTCCACTGCTAGTGGGGGTACTGCCGTATTTAGTCCAAATGAAGGATTGGTAAACTTAAATGTTAATACAACAAATGGCTCACAAGTATTAAGAGAAACAACAAAAGTGTTCTCTTACCAACCAGGTAAATCACTTTTAGTTTTTAATACTTTTGTAATGGCTCCTGCTCAAAGTAATTTGAGACAAAGAGTTGGTTATTTTGGAACTGATAATGGAATATATCTTCAGTTAAATAATAATACTTTAAGCTTTGTTGAAAGAAGTTTAGTAACAGGCTTAGTTACTGAAACTGTGGTAAATCAATCTGCATGGAATGTAGATAGTTTAGACGGTACTGGTCCATCAGGTGTAGTATTAGACATTACTAAGGCACAGATAATGTTTATGGATATTGAGTGGTTAGGTGAAGGAACAGTAAGAGTTGGTTTTATTATAGATGGTATATTTTTGCTTTGTCACAAATTCAACCATGCTAATCTTATTACATCTACGTATATTACTACGGCATCTCTTCCTCTTAGATGTGAAATTACAAACACAGGAGTAACTGCAAATTCAAGTACATTAAAGCAAGTATGTTCTACTGTAATATCTGAAGGGGGTTATGAATTAAGAGGTGCCCAACAAGCTGTTGGTACACCTATTACAACACCTAAAAGTTTGGCTGTAGCTGGTACATATTATCCAGTAGTAAGTATAAAATTACGTGCAGGATATCAAGATGCTGTAGTTATCCTTACTGCACTTTCTATTATGGGTGTAGCAACTGGTATTTATAATTGGAAAGTTGTTGCTAGTGGAACTACTACCGGTGGAGCATGGGTTCCTGCAGGTGTAAATTCATCTGTTGAGTATAATATAACAGGAACAAGTTTTGCAGGAGGAAGAACTTTAGCATCTGGATTCTTAACATCTAGCACACAATCATCAGTAAACTTAGATATATTAAAAGAAGCATTATTTTCTTTTCAACTTGAAAGAGATTCTTTTACAAGTACATCCTATGAAATTTCATTAATTGTATCAGCAAGTACAAATACTGAATTGATTTATTCATCAATGGACTGGGAAGAGGTAAGTAGATAATTATTAAAACATAAATTATGTCAGTAGGTAATTTAAAAGATTATGGAAATAAAGGCAATAATTTTCCATACCAACTAAAAGTTTTACAAGGATTATCATTGGGACAGTGTTCTAATCTTAAAGAATATGATTTAAATGCTCCAACATCTGGAGCATTAAAATTAGCATTGGAAACATTATTTCAATCTTATCCAGAAGCATATTTAGTTTCTAAAAGTGTAATATATGATGGAGCTAACTATACCGCTTTTGTAACACTTGCAAATACATAACAGATAGGTTGTATTTTAAGATGAAAACAACATTAACAAAATTAGTAATATCAGCGGGCTATAGAGACATGGATCATTTTGTAACAAGTGCTTTTCATCCGCATTTGGCTGGAACATGCACAGGTGTTAGTGCAATCTTTGCAAGTATTGCTTATTATTTTAATTCTGTTTTTGGTATTGTTCTTCCGGTAGGTATAGGTATACTAATACTTTTTGTATTAGAGTTTTATACAGGACTTAAAGCATCTAGATCTGAGGGTAAAAAATTTGACTCAGAGTTATTTGGAAAAGGTTGGTTTAAGTTATTTGTATACATGCTAATGATAGGAATATCAAATGCAATGGCAACACATATAGAAATAAAGCCTATATTTGGGGTTATATTTAATATATATGAGTGGCTACACTATGCTTTTTACAACTATGTAATTATTAATTTGATCTGGTCAAATCTTGAAAATTTTAAAAGATTAGGCTGGACAGAATACTTACCTATACTAAAACATCTAGCTAAGCATATAAAAGATGAACCAATAAAACCAAATAATAATGAAGGAGAAAACAATTAAAGAAAGATGGAATGGTAAAACACCTAAGTTCTGGAAAAGAGTACAAAGGTGGGCCATTATTACAGGAGCAGTTGCAGGAGCAATTATAGCTGCTCCAATTACTTTACCAATTGGTGTAGTAACAGCAGCAAGTTATTTAGCTGCAGTTAGTGCAACAGTTGCAACAACGTCACAATTAACAATAGAAGATGGAAAATAAAAAGAAAATAGAAGACTTTGAAGTAGAAGTAAAAACTAAAAAAGTCAAAGCTAAAGTTAAAAAGGAAGGTGAAAAAGTAGATGTTACTGTTGA